AAGCGAGAGATAGAGCAGGAGTACCATTTAAAATACTAAGTGGTTACAGAACAAAAGAACACAATTTAAAGGTAGGAGGTAGAGTAGGATCAAGTCATTGTAAAGGATTGGCTGTTGATATCTTTTTACCTAAGGGTTCAAGAGAAAGGTTTTTAATCATAAATTCACTTTTAGAAGTTGGATTCAACAGATTGGGTATAGCTTTTAATAAAGGATTTATACACGTTGATATGGATAGGAGTAAAGATGAAAATGTCATTTGGACATATAATTATTAATTTAAAACAATAAAAATGAAAAATTATTTAATCTTAACAATTTTAAAGTCTAAGAAAGTGTGGTTTACAATAGCTGCAATCATTGTACCATTTATAGCTAGAAGTTTAGATGTAGATGAGGTTCACGTTAGCGAAATGTTTTGGGCTTTAGTAGGATTAACTGGCGCACAAGGATTAGCTGATAGTGGAAAGAAGTAATAGATACAGATTAAAACCACACGAGATACAAGTCATTCAAAAACTGCGAGAGCAAGAATTAAGTAACGTATTAGTCATTGGAGATTTGCACGAACCTTTTTGTCTTGACTCGTATCTTGACTGGTGTATAGAACAATACCACACCTATAATTGCACGGAGATAGTGTTTATAGGCGACGTAATAGACAATCACTACTCATCCTATCACGAGACATCAGCAGATGGTATGGGTGGCTTAGATGAACTAGAATTAGCTATTAAGAGAATATCTAGGTGGTATGATGCTTTTCCTAAAGCTACAGTCATAATAGGAAACCACGATAGAATCATAATGAGAAAGGCACAAACAAGTGCAATACCTAGTAAATGGATCAAGTCTTATAAAGAAGTATTAGAAGTACCTAACTGGAACTTTGTTGAAAGATACGAACTTAATGGAGTTCAGTATATACACGGAGAGGGTGGTACTGCAAGAACTAAATGCAGAGCAGATATGATGAATACAGTTCAAGGACATTTACATACACAATGCTACACAGAACACTATGTTGGAAAAAACTTTAGAGTTTATGGAACTCAGGTAGGTTGTGGTATAAATCACAAGTCTTATGCTATGGCTTATGCTAAATATGGAAAGCGACCTGCCGTTGGTTGTGCAGTTATTCTTAATAATGGACAAACTCCATTAAACCTTTTAATGCCCTTATAATCAACACCTTACATATATTAACATTCTAATTGTTAATAACTTATTTAATTACTTTGTTAATTAGCAAGTTAATTAATTGTATATTTGCATTATAATTAAAAACAAAGACTTCAAAAATGACATTAGAACAAATAAAAAACCAATTAGCAGTAAATATAAATGTTGAGATAGGAAACTATACTATATCACCTAAATCAGAAGTAATAGAAAGATGTAAAGAATTAGGAGGTCTTAAGAAGTCAATGAAGTACACTATATGTTTAGACCATAGCCAAACTAAATATTATGAAGATGAATTAAAATTTAATAACGCTATAAAAAGAATATTAAAAAAATTAAATAAATAACAAAAACAATTATGAAAAAGAATATAGTAACACATAAATTTAATAAACAAGAATTTTTATTAAATGAAATAGAAACTAAAAATTTTTTTAAAAAACAAGACAGAACAAATTATACAGTAAAAACAAAAATAACAATTAAAGATGTAATAAATTTTATTGTATGGTTTTTAATTGTAGGTATTGGTTCTGTTGGTTTATTAATGTTAGGTGCTTTATTAGATAGAATATAATGGATAGAATACCTACACCTACACTACCAACTAAAGAACAATTAGTTGAAATGCAAAAGCAACACGAACTAGAAAGACAAGAAAGACTACTGACTTATGATAATACTAAGGTAGAAGCTAAATTAGTATATTATAAAGGTTGGATAGCAACAGTAGGAACTCACTCTGTATTAGAAAAATTATCTTCTAAATTTGCAGATATACAAAGAGGTACAAACTCTGTTGTTATGATAGGAACTGTAAGACAAAGATGTGCAGATGATACAGTAGATAATATTACTGGTACATATTCTTTAAACCTTACAGATGATATGTTAGAAGCATATAAAGAAAACAATAATCAATTATTAATAATAAAATAAATAAATATGAAAACGAGTAAAATCAAAACTGTAGTTAGTATAAAACCACATAAAAATAGTTATGGCGAAACTTTTTACCATAATTTAGAAATGGAAAATGGAGATAAGATCAACATAGGTAAAAAGAAAGAGCAGCAAGTAGGTTGGGAATTAACTTATGAAATTACAGAACAAGGACAACAAGAGTATAATAAAGCTAAAGCAGTTGCACCTGAATCTTTTAATAAATCTAATAACTATACTCCATCTAATTCTTCTAATGATGATAGACAATTACTTATTGTAAAACAGTCAAGTATAAAAGCAGCAGTTGAATTTGATAATCAATGTACTATTGAAGATTTGTTAAAAAATGCTGAAATAATTAAGGACTGGGTAATGGGTACTGATGTGCAAAAGAAAGTAGATAAAGTTGCTAAAGCTTTTAACGATAAGTTTGAAGATGAATCTGATGACTTACCATTTTAATTATGACAGATAGAGAAAAATTTGAAACCATTTGCGACCTTACTACTCATACAGTAGGGTTGCAACAAGGTTCTTTAGCTTATAAGACTAGAAAGCAGGAGATATTAGTACCTAGAATGGTAGCTACTGTAATAGGTAGAATAAGTAAAGACATACATCCTACTATAATTGCAGATATAATTAATAAGGATCGTACTTCTGTAATACATTATATGAAATATCACAAATCAAATTATGCAAGTTTTCCAGTTTACAGAAATACTTTTAATAAAGTTTGGAAAGCATATAATGAATTAGAAAAGATAAAGCTAGTATTTGCAGATAAAGAACAAATGATAAGACATTTAATAGATGCAGGTATTAAGATTGTAGCTAAGCCACAAGTTAAGATTAAAGTAATATGTGGTAAGTGTAAATACTTAGTACATACTAACTATTTGGAATTTTCAAATAATATTGATATTATTAAGAACTCATTAAAACATTATGATTACTCTATAGACATTATAACAATATGAACGAAACACCAAACTATTATGCAATAATACCTGCTAACGTAAGGTATGCTGATCTAAAACCTAATGCTAAACTATTATACGGAGAGATAACTGCTTTGAGTAATAAACACGGATTCTGCTTTGCATCTAACAAATACTTTGCAGAGTTATATAAAGTAAATAAAAATACTATTAGTTCTTGGATTTCTGATTTAAAAAATTACGGATTTATAACTGTAAAGATAGAACGTAATATAGATAACCAAATCACGAAAAGATGTATAGGTATACTGAAAAAGATGGATAACCCTATACACGAAAAGCTGAAGTATAATAATACAAGTATTAATACTACAAGTAATAATATATCTATAAAGGAAAAATTTGAAAATTTGGTTATGTTTTTTGATTATCCTAAAGAAATGAAATTAGACTTTATTAATTACTGGACAGAAAAAAGTTCTGATAGATCAAATGCTAAGATGAGGTATCAGAAACAAGCTACCTTTGATGTTAAGTTGCGACTGGATCGTTGGGCGAAAAATTCTGCTAAGTGGGATAAACCAAAGAAAGCAGGAACTTCTAAATTAGATGCACAGATAGATGAATGGCAAAAGGCAAAGAGTTTACTATGATAGATGAGTATAAGGAGAAACTATACCTAGAAAAGTTATATAAAAAAAATACTATAGATTTGGATAACTATTTTAAGTATAGTGGTAAGTTAGAAGTAGGTAATAAATTTAAAAGAGTAACGGAGGAATATACTTATCAAGTAAGAAACTATATAAAAAATGATATGACTAAATATAAACTAAAAGATTACAAAAATGGATGAATTAGATTTTAACGAAAACATTATAGAAGATTTGAATTTAACTGAATTACAAATTTTAAATATTATTTCTAAATGGTACACAAATGGTATGATGCACGATATTATATGGGATTGTGAGTGTAGAGAATTAGATGAAATAGTAGAAGATTTATTTTTTGAAAAATTAGAAGAAGAAAATTTAATGAGAAGCATAAAATTATGAAAACATTACAGGAAGAAAACATTAAGGAACTAACAGAAAAAGTTTTAGATTTAGTAGCTAAGACTTCAGTAGAGCTAGGACACAGAGCAGATGCTAAATCAATGGCATCATTATCTAAAATATTTGCAGAGGACTTACAAAAAGAAAATAGATTTAGAAGAATGACATTCAATCAAATAGAGGATGCTTTTCACATAGGAGTTAGATACTCTGACTTTGATCCTTACATAAACATTAGAACATTCTTTAAATTTATTATAAGTCATAAAAAGAAAATCAACGAAGCTATTTACAAAACAGAAACACTTAATCAAAAAAATGTAGAATTTTATCAACCACCTTTAAAACAATTAAAATGAAAATTTTAGAATTGTTTGCAGGTAGTAGGTCAATAGGTAAAGTAGCAGATGAATTAGGATATAAAGTTTTTTCTGTAGATATCAAAAATTTTGATAAGATAAATTTAGTAAAAGATATAGAATTTTTAAATGTAAAAGATATACCTTTTAAACCTGACATGATCTGGGCTAGTCCTCCTTGTACTACATATTCTATAGCAGCTATAAGT